TCCAAACAAAAAAATCCTCACCCGTATTTAGAGTGAGGATAAGTATGATTACCTATTTTAGTTAGTGTTTCACCATACTCCAGGAATTACTTGCCCAGTTAGTACGTAGGCACCAACAGCAGCAATAAATCCAATCATCGCAAATCGTCCGTTTAGTTTTTCTGCGCGTTCTGCATAAGTTTCAACTTCATTTTGTTGCATGTCTTTCTCCGTAATGTACATTTTAGGTTCTTGAGCAAACATATTTTGTTCGCCACGTTCGTTGGTTGTGATCGTCATTTGAGTATCATGAAGTTTTACCACACAATTATATAGGAATCATAAAGACTTGTCAAGCCCTATTTGCCTTCCCATCCTGGAGGAAGAGTTCCAAAGTACGGATCATAATCAAATATATCATTCCATTTTTCTATCTTACTAGATTCATTCCTCCAAAAATTCCAAAGGCCCTCATAACTTGACTTATGAAAAATATCCACATGATCAGTATGAATAGAAGATCCCAATTCAATTTTATAAAGAAACAAAGGAATTGCAAAGGTATTGCCAGAATTGTAAATCAAATCATCAGCAACTGCACGAGGTTTTACACCATTATCAATCTTATACTTATCTCCACGCACATGAAGATTCATAAGTTTTTGTGCATGATATCGAGTAATTAAATAGCAAGCAGTTGAAAAATCATTTACAAATCTGCGATGTATTTTAAGATGTACTTGTGCAGGATTAATAATTGCAAGTTGAACTACATCATAAGAATAAGGAACTTTACAAAAGAAATCTTTCCAACTAAATCCCCAGTGCTTTACCGTATCCAAATCACAGTCATCCTCCATAATCAGAGCACAAGGAGAATCAGAGTTCTCTAAGAAATGCTTCAGTGCCTTCAGGTGCGATGTTACGCAACCTACCTCTCCAGAGGTCATATTATCGGGATAACGTCCTTTGAGAATGTCTCCGAGGTCTCTACCATCCCTACCATCATAGGCAGAGATACGAGTATAATCTCCAATCTCCCAATACTTAAATTGCTCTTCCATATATTCTGCTCGTTCTGGTTGTTCATCCAGATTGAGATAATAGATGGGAGGAAGACCCTTGAGTTTATAGACTGCTTTATTTTTATCCACTATAGTCTTCAGGAACTTGAAATGATTTATTTTCTTTAAGGCACCCTTGCCATATTAAATTGAATACCCTTTCATAATAGTGAGATTCAATTGGATCTTTAAAATAATCAGTATAATACATCATTTTTTTATAAAAATAACTGCACTTTCTTTTCTATGTATTCTATCATAGAACAATTAATTGTAGGAGAACATCCTAGAAAAAACACTTTACCCAATACTTGATTTGCATTAGAATATTTACTTGCATCATCCAAATCTTCGTATCCAGGATGAAGAAGAATATTACCAGCAAAATAATTACGGGTTTGAATCCTATTCTTTTCTAAATGTGCCACCAAAGTTTCTTTCAATTGCTTGGTTTCACAAACAATGGGAACGCCAAACCAACTAGTTTCTGCTCCTGGTCGTTCTCCTACTACCCTTACACCAGAAATAGTTTCAAGAATATTTCCAATTGCTTCTTTATTCTCTCTACGAATACGATGGATATCATCAAATTTTGTGATCTGAACAGATCCAAGACCACCTTGAAGATCAAGTGGCTTCAAATTATATCCCATGTTAGAGAAGATATACTTATGATCAACAATTCCATCATATCCTTCTAACCAATTATCAAATCTTTTACCACATGTTCCACATGAAAGAAGATTTTGTTGCCCAACACAATAACAGTCACGACCCCACCAAGCAAAACTACGAGCAAGATCTACAACTTCTTTGATATTGGAGGAGACCATTCCACCTTCTACAGTACAAATATGATGTGCTGGATAAAAAGAACAAGATGATGCAATAGCATAATCGGTAAGATAATTTCCATTCCACTTACTGCCAAGACTATCACAGTTATCAGCAATCAAATGGATATTCTTTTCCTTACAAATCTCAACAATTTTATCAATATCATAAGGATTTCCAAGAACAGGTGAAGAGATCACTGCTACAGTTCTAGCAGAGATTTTTTGTTCTACTTGATCCAAATCCCAGTTCAAATCAGACCAATCAATATCAACAAAGACTGGTTTTAATCCATTCTGAACAATCGGGGCAACTGTAGTAGCAAAACCACAGGCACAAACAATAATCTCATCTCCATCTTTCCATCCAAAATGTTTCTTAAGTGCTGCAATCATTACAAGATTAGCAGAACTACCAGAATTAACCATTACCGAATGGTTAAATCCAAATTTTTTGGAAAATTGATTTTCGAATTTATGAACTTTTTCTCCAGAAGATAACCACTTCCCTTTAAGAATTGAATGAATCATTTCAGCAATTTCTTCATCATCCCAATAAGGACCAGAGTAATAAACTGAGTCAGTTTCTGGATTAAAATTTTTTTTGTTTGCTATAAAAGGAAAGATATCACTATCAATTTCTTTAGTAGATTTAATAAAATTATCGATCAATTGATACATAGTTGGTCAATTCCAATATCAAAGGGAATACTAGGTTTAAAGTTTAAATTGTTTAACTTTTCAATATTTAAAGAAAAGTTCTTTGCTTGCGTCTTTGCGTAAAATTCTGGAGTAATAGAAGATAGTATATTACTCTTACAATTCGGCAATTTATCGACTGCTAATTGAATTATATCACGAAAGTACCGTGATTGTCCAGTAGCAATATTATATATTTGGTTTTCAGATCCACTGTCTAGAATACATTTGATTGCTCTTGAGACGTCATCAACATGCATATAATCACGAAGAACAAGTCCTCCTTCATAAAGTTGAATATCTTCATTATTTTTTAACTTGTTTATCAAAAATCCAAGAACATTCTTTTTGGGTGAAACTGTTTTATCAGTTCCATACACATTCGCAAGACGAAAGATGCGATACTTACATCCAAAAGTTTCGCAGAATGAAATCAATAATTGTTCTGCTGTTCGTTTTGTAATTGAATAAAATCCTCTAGGATCTGGAAGATCAGTTTCCTTTGCATCTACAACATCCAGTCCATATACAAATCCAGAACTCACAAAATTAAATATGATATCTTCACTTTTACAATACTCAAGTACTTCCATAAGAAGATTCAAATTAGTATTAATATCTACATGAAGATCTTCAAATACATTATAATTTGTAGTTGTACTAATAAAATAAAGAATGTCTTTGGATTGTGGTTCTCTAGATTCCCTAGGAATTTTTATAACCTGATCAGAAAAAAGATTACAAAAAGAACCTCCAATAAATCCAGTTCCACCATAAACAGAAATTTTTTCAAACATACTTTTCACATTCTTGAAAAGTTTTTCCTTTAGAATCTTTTTGAGATAGGATAGGATCCCCATCCACTCCCCACTCAATATTTAAATCCACATCATCCCAAATCAAAGTTCTATCATATTCTGGATAATAATAATCAGTTACTTTATATTGGATTTCAGCAAAATCTCTATCTTTGTATTCTTCACTCAAAAATCTTATATGAATTGTTTGAGATTGAATTAAATTGAGAAGATCTTCTTCTGTTTCATAAACAAGAATTTCATCAATGTATTTACATCCTTGAAGTTGAACATATCGTTCGTAAGCAGATTGTACTGGTTTATTTTTGATTCCAGGGCGATCTATTGTTGGATCAACTTGAAGAGCTACTTTCAAATAATCACACATTTCCTTTTCAATCTTAAGCATCGTAACATGCCCAGCATGAAATAGATCAAATGAACTGCAATTAAAACCGATTTTCATATAATTTCAAAATCCTTAAGAATTGAATGTAAAATGGAAGTTTTATGTTTCTTCATAATTTAAAATATTATTTAAAATTTCTACTTTTTGGTTAAATACATCAACTTTACCATCCCATAAACTTCCACCCCTAAAGTGAAGAAAGTTTCCACACATAAAAGTTTCCATGTTTATAAGATTTTGCCCCATATACTCACCCTCATATTTACAATCAATTGAATCTGGAGTAATGCCATTTTCAACTAAAAAATTATGAGACTCTCCTCCAGCGTCACATAATTGACCACAAAAATGTCCGGGAAAAAATTTAATTTTACTTTTACACTCCTTTAATGTAGACATATTCAATAAAGTAAATCCAGGCCAAAGATAGTGAACATTCTCTCTATTTTGCACAAATGATGAGATAACTTTATCTTTCATATATTCTACAAGATTAATTTTTTTCATTAAAAAGCAGTCACTATCAATTAAAAATACAATATCATTTAAACAACTTTTATAGATAATATTATCTAAACCATATTGAAGACTATTTGCATGGGCATATGACGGCGAAAAACTTTGGTGATTATTATTTTTTGTATAAATTGCGCCATAAGTATTGCAAATAGAGATAAACTCATCACTTAAAGAATCATTTCTAGAATCATCAATTACATAAAGATCATAATCACAAAGAAGATTTTTTTTAAATTGAATACATTACAATTCTAAAAACTGAGGAAAATTTACAACTGGAGAAAATATTTTTAATTTCATTTTTTTATCATTACAACTTGGTATTCATCCATAACTAATTCAAATCCATTTTGTTGAAGATATGGAATAGAATATTTTGCCTTACCATGGTCAGATTGTTCATTTGAAATAATCTTAGGAACTGGACTTCTTACATCATCAATTAAAATTATGCCCCCATCACTAATCAAATTTTTTTCAACAATTAGTTTTGATTCTCTAAGATGAAGTTGGGCAGTATTTTCAATAGGTGTCATATCGCCAGTATCCATATAAAGAAAATCAATCTGCCCATCACCACTATCAAGAAACTCTTCAGAAGACATAACATAATATTCAATATTACTCAACCCTTCGGTCATAATTTTAGATCTACGAATATGGCGAGCATCTAAATCAACAGTAATAAAATCAATATCAGTATCTTGAATTATTTCTCCAATCAAACGAGTAAAACATCCAGCACTCCAATCCCATTTTTCAGGATTTTCTGGTTCCCAATATTTTAAATTATCCTCATTACATCCAGGAAATTTACCATCCACAAAACTTCTAGAAGTTCCAAGTTCCACAATAGTCTTAAAATTATTTTCAAAAAAATAATTCAAACAATATTGTAAAGTATGATACCTAAACTTAGGAACTATCCCAAAATATTTTTTAAATTCTTCTTTTGAATGATAAGGAAACAAAGACTCTTCCATAAGGTCTTTATATTTTTCTAGAATATTAAGATAATTATACATTAAATTTTTTCTCCAATTTAGTGATATTATATCACATTTCTATGATATTTTCATATATAGCATGATTATTAAGATTATTTTGCTGTACCTTTTTAAAGCACAACTTACCTTTTTCTTCTAATAATTTTTTATTTTTAACAATATCTTTAATTTGACTTATCTCATCAAAGTATAAAAATAAATTTCTATTTTCTTCACAATACCATTGACTGAATTTGGAAATTGCTTCAATTGATTTATAAGTTTGAAAAAATAAAGAGTGCGTCTGATATTTTTCATTTAACCATTTTAAACTAGGCAATATAAAGGTTTTTCCTATTGCCATATATTCCCAAAGAGCGATTGTTCCCCAAGAATATGGAATATGCAAAACTGCAGAACAAGTTTCAATATCATAAGGACCACAATATTCTTCCGTGGGAATCCATTCTTTTTTTACATAAAAATCAATTCCATTATTGG